TAGTCTGGGCAGCGTGCCGCTGCCTACTCCGACGAGGGAGCTCTTCGCTCTTCTAAAAAGAATCCCTTCGGGATTCAATGCCCAGACTGAAAGTTAGAACCTGAAAAGTTTCACATGGAGTTTACACTACAATGTTGATATATTTGAACAATTTTTCTAATACTTCTGGTGAAAGAGAATTTATCATGAACAAAAAAATTAAAATATTTCTGGTTAGTTATAGATTATAAACGGGGAACCTGGAACACATTTTTCATCATTTGAATAAATGATTTCTAAATCTTTCAATTTTAAAGTTTCTAAAATATATTTAGAGTTTTGTTGTAAAACTTCAATTTCATCAAAAGGTAACACGTTTTTATAAGATGAAGCGAATGCGAATATTCTTTTAGCTTCCTTTTTTGATCTCGTTTTGATCAGCGTTAGGTAAGTATCGATTGTATTTGGTTCCTCGAGTTGTTTGATAATTTCTTTTTGCCATTGAGAATATTCTTTAGCAATATGTATCGTGGCAGAATGTTTCTTTTCATTTTTAGTTCGTTTTATTCTGAACTCTTTAATACATTTATCTACATAATGAGACATTTGAAATATTATATCATTCACTTCTTCTCTTTTAGGCCATAGTTCATATAGGATATAAGTTTTGGTAGAGTTGAATATTTTTTTATTCATAATTTCCCATATATATTCTGTTATATGGGGACATATTGGTGACAAAATGATTAATTGTGTTTCTATAAACTCTAAGACTAATTCTTTATGCATTTTATCGTTTCCACAGAATTCACGATATTTATCACGAGAAGATTGGTATTTATAGAAACAAGAATTAAGAGCTTCTTTGTATTTCATTTCAGAATACGATTTATAAGAATCTTCACGTAACACTAACATTTCATTCTTGAACACTTTATCGTGAAAAGTTGGAATACCTTCTCGATAACTTTGTATCTCATCTAACACATCTTTACACCATTCTAAAAAGTTAAATAGTTTAAGAATTCCAGCTTCTGTCATATTCTCATCAAAATTAGCATCATCAATATTATCACTTGCATTTGCTAATGCTAATCTTACTCCATCAGCTGAATATTTTTTTATCGCATTTGATAATGTTAAAAAGTTTCCAGTACTCTTGCTCATCTTCATATTGTTAAGATTCAGATGACCATTAGCTCTAATAGCTTTTGGCCACATATTTGATTCTTTTGGCCATATGGCAATATGATTATACAACATATAAATAAGGTGATTAGGAATCAAATCTTTACCAGAAACTCGTAAATCAATAGGATACCAATAACGAAACTCTTTCTTTAATGTGTCTAGTTTATCTTTGCTAATTTTTGTATCAATATATGAATAGTTTAAATCTTTAAATATATACTCCCAAACATCTGGTGTCATATCATAAGATTCTATATCAAGAGTTCCAGATGTTGAACCATTTATATTTCCTTGAAGTAAGTGTGAAATCGTGTAGTAAGCCATATAAATCGTTGAATCTGATAATGAATCAATAAAATACTGAGTATCCCAAGGTAATTTTGTTCCTAAACCATAACTACGAGAACAAGCATGTTCGTGTATCCAATCTAAACTAATATTCAAATGGTTTTTTGTTTCTATTGAAAAAGTTTTTATTTGATCTAAAACATTTTTAGTTTTATTTTTCCATTCCTCTTCTCCATATTTTATATACCATTGATCGAGTAAAGCAACAACACAATTATCTCCAGATCTAGAAATTACCGTTTTTTCTGGTTCATAATATATAATTGCATTACCAGATTCTATTAATTCTCTTTTAACATCTGTTCTATCGTTAGCAATGGTAATATCGATTAATAAATTCACATACTGTTCTTTATCTTCTTGAACTTCTATATGAATTGATGTTAAAGGTATACTTACTTTTTTTCCATTTAATTCTGAACTCGATAGTTTTGTGATTAATTTTAAATTATAAGGTAATTGATGTAATAAGTTCATATATATTTTAGAATTAGAAATGAAAATATCGTGATCTTCATTAGATAACTCGTACACGAAGTAAAATGACTCAGGATATATTAAAAGTCTTTTTAAATCATATATACTTTCTGGACAACTAGTTTGAGTTACTAAAAATATATTAGATGGAGTTTGGAATATTTTATTTACGAATTTAAATTTTAATAAGATGTATTCTTGAATTCCTACTCCTTCACCTTCACTTCTATCATGATCCATACAAATTTGTTTATTATTAGGTGAGTATATTGAATATCTTTTACCAAACTTTATTTTGTCTTCTTTTAACAGGTTTAAAAACTGCCATCTTATAAACGAGTCATAATATGGATTTTTATCTGTAGTTATAAACGATCTACGCCAATCTATTTTAACACCCATTGAAATAAGATCCGATTTACATTGATTTGGAAAGTATTCTAACCAATGAGTTGGATCTGAAAATAATGGAATTTCGTTATCTGGTATACCCATAGATTTCATTATATCGTATTGTTCTTTATCCAAACTTTTTATTTTGTCTGCTGATATTTTAATTGGAATACCGCTACAATGAAAAGAAAATGGGAAAAGAGTATTTTTTTCATCCAAATTGGAAAAACCTACAGCAAATTCTGCTTTAGATATTGTAAAAGCGTGACCTAAATGAAGTTTGCCATTCATATATGGATATGGAAAAGTTGCTAAGAATTTTGGACGTTCATCAATTGTCTGTTCCTTATTAAAAATTTTATTCAATTCCCATTTATATTGTATTTCTTTTTCAATTTGTATAAGTTTTTCAACTTTGGATCTATTAGCCATTTGGAACTTTTCAAATGTTTTACTATATTAAATTTTTTAGTCAACCAAAGATCTTTTTGCAATGTTTCATTCTTTTTGTCACGTATTTTAAATTTTTGAAGTTTCTTGTTAATATGAATACGTATTAAAATGAAAAAAGAAACTATACCTACGCAGAGAGCTTCGCTCTCGGATAACCCTCCGGTAAGTATACCCGACGAGTATAATATACAGAAATTATCTTTAGATCAAATTAAAAATTGTATCGGTGAAGCTCCAGATAATGAGGTTGCTATTGTTCAATACAGTTGGTTAGAAGATTTTCTTAAGGTTTTAGAGCATTTTATGTTGGTTCATAATTTGAAAGAGTTAAAGTCTGAAGAGGTTGTTGGTTTATGGAGGTTTGTTTCTGAAGGTAAAAGGATTAGAAACAACTTTTTAACAGTGTTATCAGATGAAAGAATTTATAACTACTTGTCTACACTAACTAATCCTTTAAAATTTTTATACGATGAGAGCGAAGGTAAAATGGCTATGAAAGGTGTTTTTTTGTACCAAGTATCTTATCATTTGGACGTAGTTACAGTTAGAATTAAAAAAAGTAAATATCTATTTGAGAAACTGTTTTTTGATGATGATTGTGTTTCATGGATTAAAAGAAATGATAACAAGTATACGATAGAGAGGGAATTAATTGAACAAGTTCACGATGATTTGGAAAAAAAGATAAAAAAAGTATTAAACTCAGAATATGATCCAATTATGAAAAGTTAGTATCCATTCATGTACAAACATATCACATTGTCACATAATAGAATCAAATCATAAAGTGAAACTTTCTGTAGTGGATCTATCTCTTTTAATAGTATTTCATTAACTTTCTCCTCCCAATTTGTAAATGAAAGTATAATCGAATCTGACAAATATTCAAGTTGTTTATATTTATTCCATATTCCAACAAAAAACTCATCATAAGTAAACTCGGAATCTTTGTGGGAATAACATAAAGCTGCAGCAAATTTTTCTAATTCTTTTTCTAATGGCTTGAAATTATCTTGCAACGACAATAACATTGAATAATAGAAGGATGCCTTTGCATCGTCACGAGTATCAGGTTGTTTGAATCTATCATGAATAAGTTGTAGTTTAACGATAATTTTTGTGACTTCATCAAAAATAGGATCTTCAAGAGCAGAAGCAAACGTGAATTTGTTCATACATTTTATCATTTTATTTGGAATTCTGTTTTTAGTTATTTTATTGGAATAAAAATATTTTGGCGATACATTTGGATCGTTTAAAGGTTTTATAAATGGCCATTCTGGTAAAGGAGAATCCTTAACTTTAAGTTCTCCGTACTTCATTTTTATCATTAATCTACAAAGTATTAGTGATATTAAATTTTTTAATTAAAAACTATACCTACTCGGAAAACTTCGCTCGGGTGCCCCTCGGGCAAGTATAGTTTACTTATAAAAAACTTCTAACATTTCATTACACTCATGTTTAGGTCTTGTGTTAATGATGTCAATAAAACTTTGATCTAAAGGATTTTTAAAGTAAAATAGTCTATTAATAGTTAAAGGTAATGAAAACATACTACTAAATATATAATCGTATACACCACATTTTTCTTTACTATATTTTTTAACTAAACATTTTGTCTCTGGTATAGATGCAATAAAATATATATCAGTTAATTTTTTAGCATTACATATAAACAATTCAAAAAAAGATATCATTTTGTTGTCACAACAAAATATTAAAGAATTTTTATCAAATTCACCATTTAGAAAATTAGAATTACTAGTTTTATAAACAGTTGAATTAAAACTCAAGTCTCCGTAACTACTTTCAGATAATAAACCAAAAACATAAGTTTGATTTGGTTTAAAATTTTGTATTAATGCCATCAGAAAATTAATGTTATATCCATTAATTGCAGATTCAAATCTATTACTATCGTCGATACCTATGCAATATATTGTATTAATATAATTTGGAACTATTTCCTTTATCAACTACTAATTTTGCCTATAAAAGATTCCTCATATACTCTACTTCTAGTATCTCCAGGATAATCAACAACGTCAACATATTTATTTTTAGGAAGTGAGACATAATCACTATATAGTATTCCATCCCTATCTATAAGTCCTGCATCTCGCATATCATTAAATTTTTTTTACGTAAAAACTCTCGACGTTGTGCAGGAGTTCTCATTTTATTAAAAAAAAATTCAATTTTATTTTTTTTTCTAGACAATATTTACAAAAAAAATGAAAATGTAGAAAATTAATAGTTTAAAGTTACAAATGAGAATAAATGGATACTCAATTTCACGAATTCGAAAAAATAGAAAACGTAGAATTAGATACAACTTCATCAAAAGAAACAATTAGTTCTAAAGATGCATTTGATGAAATAGTTAAAGAAAGAGAAAAATTAGATCTAAACTCATCTAAACTAAATGATATAATCAGCGAGTATATCATATCAAAACTTAATGATGATTGTATTAAGAACAAAACGAGTAATTCCTTGAATTATATCACATTTAAAGACTTTATCGATGTAGCAGAATCAACATTCTTTTCTAAAATGAACATTAATAGTTACGACTTTTATAGATATGATGAATATTCTACATTAAAATACGATTACGATGATCAAAAAACAAAATTCAAACCTTTTAAATGTATTAGTAACTTATGTAAAGAAAGAATTATTAGTTTTGTTGATATGAACGATATAAATGCTTACAGAAAAGAAAATATCGTCATAGGAAACAGAACTATCAACAAGTTATGGTTTCATAGTAAAGAATGTTTTCAGAGTTTTAAATCTTATGCCGATCAACTGTTTCATCATTTTTTAATGGAGAACTTTACATCTGAATCAAACTTTTTCGTTAAAAGTTTGTTTTTAGATTTTTTAGATACAAAAAAGATAAAAGATATAATTTCAAATAGATATACAAAACACAATCTGTGTGGATATTTTTTTTGTAATGACAAAACTAACTGGTATAAAACGTTAAATGTGACTTCAATAGAAATCAGAGGTCATATTTATAAACTAGAATGGTTTTCATCTAGAAAATGTTTTGAAGACTTTAAAATATTCGTCAATGATGAAAATAATGTATTATATAGTCAACTAAATGATTTTTATTTAAAAGTTAAGTATAGAGTAGAAAGTGTAAATAAGTGTGGATTTTTCTGTAAATGTGATGATAAACTGATTAAAAATGAATTTACTATTTGGGATATAGCAGATTCAAATGCATCAAAAATGATGTATTCAACGAAAAGATGTTATCTCAATTCATCTAACATCCTAAAAAAGGAGCTATATAAAGGTCTAAAAGATGAGTTTACAAAAAAAGATGTTGATGAACAACTTTTAAATAAGGCGTGTCAAGCTATTCCATATACCTTATTCATCGATATTCTTAAAATAAGATACATTAGAGGGTTATGTGGTTATCCTTTATGTGATAACGTACCAATGAAGATTTATAAAACGGATAAGGTTGAAGAGCCTAAAGACATTGGAAATGTGAAACCTGAAGTGGAGGAGGTTAATAATCCAGAATCTGAATACTCTATTTCTGATCATCCTACAAAAATTAGTCCGAATAATGATTTTATGACACAATTTGAATACATCAATCAACGGATAAGTGTTGGTGATTACATAATCAATATGGTTTGGTTCTGTTCTAAAAGTTGTTGTACCAAATATGTCGACAAAGCCAATATAATGATCAAAAACAATTACGTTGATTCTCAATTTGATGATAAAAGAAAATACGAATTTAGAATTACAAAAGAGGAAGTTCAAAAATACTTGCCGGTATCCGAGGGGTAACCCGAAGAGCGAAGAGGAGTTTACTCTTCGCTTTCTGTGTAGGTATACCCTCGGGGCAACCCTCCGGCAAGTATACTCAGTCTAAAGATTCTCCGTTCGAAGATTCTCCGTTCGAAGATTCTCCGTTCGAAGATTCTTGTCTAGATTCTAAGTTATTTTCTTTTGGAATCAGAGTCCTTTTTTTTAAAGGTCTCCTATATGATTTCTTTATTTGAGTTCTTTCTAATGTAGTCTTTTTTGGATTTTTAGATATTCTACGTGAAACCTGACGAGAAACTTTTTTTGAAGGACCAGTTTTAGGTTTATAAATATCTTCTACTCTTTTATCTTTTTTAAAGTATCTAGGACTAATTTCTGATATAAACTCATTTAATGTTTTATACCCTTTAAAAAATGAATCGTTCAATATTGTTTCTATCATGTCTTTATTTATTTCTAAATTACAATTTTTACTACAATACTTTTTGACATTTATCCATAACCACGATAGAAGTCTACCTAATCTAGCTATATTTTTTCTTTTCTTAACCATATAAAACATGGTATCGTCAAAAATTATCTGAAACCTAGCAAAACTGTTTTCAAATCCTAACATCTTTTTCAAAACAATAATCGAAGCATCAATATTCGTGTCTATATTCAGTTCTTTAAACAAGAATTCATTCCATGCTATATGAATCGATTTTTCTACATTTAGATGACCAAAATATTTTTTAATCATATCAGTAGCAGTTTCAGTTGATAATCCCTCCCAAATATCCTCCTCATCAATGTTTTTATACTTCTGTTGTTTACAATTCAAAATGATTCTATACAATTCGTCTTTGGTAAATTCTTTTGTTAGAGTTAGTTCTTCATTTTTACATTTTTTTATCTTTTCAAAAACAGATCTTTCGGATAAACTCATTATTTATAACAAGTTTTCTTTTAAAACAAAAAAAATTTATTTAAATGATTCAAGAATGTGACGAATAGAGTTTCTCTTAAATAATGAATTTACTTCCGCCAGAGTTATTGAAATCAATTTTCAATTTATTAGATTATCAATCATTTATCGATTGTAGGTTAGTATGTTACGATTTTAACAAAGTGATAAACGATATCACTAAACTTTCTGACAATGTGAAGAAAAAATGTGAGATCTTAAGAATAGTTTACAATGATAGGAACATTTGGGTGACGAAAAACAAATATAAGTTCAAAATGTTTATAGAAGAGGAAAAAGAAATAATATATTCTAACAAGTTAGATAAATTGAAATACATATCTTGTAAAGATGTAGAATTGTATACGTTTTCTGATAAAGTTACAAAAATAGAAAATATTCAAGAATATAAACAGTTTGTGTTTATGAAGAATGTAACATTGAATACTTTTGATATTTGTTCAGAATTATCAATCCATTTTTCCAAACATAATGATTTTGGGTTTAATAAGAATTATAAAACACCTTTCAACCATATAATAGAACCTCAAAGAGAATCATTTGCTGTTTTTCTTCTTTTTGATAATATCGAGTTCTTTTTGAACGAATATCAATTGGATAAAATTTTTCAATGTAACGAATCGACAATGTGTAAAGCGATATTATTGTTTATCAAAACGAACATTGAAAAAATGGTTTTATTCAGTCAGAGAGCAGAGACCGAGGAGCAAAGAGCGGAGAGCGGAGAGCGGAGCTCGGGTGCCCCTCGGGTGCCCCTCGGGTGCCCATCGAGTGCCCGTTCATGTTTATTAGAACTTATAAAAAAAATCAGATTACCGGACAGAATGTACAATTTTATCATCTTAAAATACATTGAACTCAATAAAAATGAAGATTTATTCTATTTTTACACAATCAACGATTATAATCGTGTAAAAGAGTTTTTAATCGAGAAAAAGGTAAATATCAATTTTAAAGATGATAACGGAAGAACTTTGTTATATCATTTTTACCGAAATGGAATAAATTCAAAACTTATACGATTAGCAGTAGAAAATGGTGCAGACGTAAATAGTATTGACAATAATAAAGTTTCTATATTTGATTATGCAACTCTTTATTCTGATGATATTAAACCACTATTAAATGGAAAACTTGATTTGAATTATGAAAAGGATGGAGTTTCAATCTTTTTATACATATTCAAGAACAAATTCAAAGTAATATTCGATGATGATGTGTTAAAATACATGATTGAAAACGTAAATAACATAAACCAACAAGATTCTGAAGGAAACAATGCTTTACAACTTTATATTAAAAACTATTATTCATCAGGTGTTAAACTTGGGGGAGATACATTTTGTGCTTCTACATTCAAACTTTTAATAGAAAAAGGATGTAATATTCATAACGTAAACAAGAAAGGAAGAACAGTTTTAAATGATGCCATTAGCCGTTTTGTTCCTTTAGATTTAATAATGCTATTAACTGATAAAAATGATATTAAAAACGTTCTAAACATTAAAAATCATCAAAAAAATGAATTTTTGAAGTCACTTTTTAACAAACCTTTTTCATCTGATACTGACATTTCACACTTTTACTATATGTTAGAACATTTAGTTGAAAATAGAGAAATAGATTTCAAAGAGGATAAAATTTATAAAGAAAACAATGGGTTTATGAACATTTGTATCGATTTGTATCCAAAAGAAGGTGATGATTACAATCAGTATTTTATATCAAAACTTATGAAATTGATAATAAAAAACGGATCAGATGTTAATTATTCGTATAAAGGTTCAGACATTCCTCTATTTAAAGCCGTTAAAAATTATAAACAAAAAAGAATAACAAACTTTTTATTAGAAAATGGTGCAGATGTTAATTTTATTCAAGAAAAAACTGAAAATAATATTTTACAACATTGTTTCCAATTTAACCCTTCTATATCGACTATAGAAAGTTTAATCAAATACGGCGCAAATGTGAATCATGTCAATAAATCTGGTCATAGTGTTTTAACCTATTTATTATATAAAGTAGAAGTGAACAAACATTGTAACATAAACATGCATTTAGAAATAATTAAGTTATTAGTAGAAAATGGTGCAAATGTTAAGTTTGAATATAAAAATCAAACTATTTTACAATTAGCCAATAGACGTATAAAATATGGAAATGTTATAGATTATCTTACAAACCTCTAAGAACAAAAAATTTTTTTTTAGATATTATTGAAAGATCAAACAAAATGTCTAATCCTATCAAATATATAACAAAAAACAACTTTCCAATAGTTATAGATGATTATCTTCCTTACGATGTTTTACGTGCAAGCAAATTGGTAATAATAGCTGGAGGATTTCCATCATATTTGTCTGGAGAAAAAGAAACTTATTCAGATATTGACATCTTTTATCCTTATCAATACGAAAAAGAAATATATCTTCATTATAAGAAAACTTACAATCATAAACGTACAAATGCAATATTTATTAACACTGAAAACAGGTACAGATTAGAAGATTTATATGGAGTTGGGAGAGAATCGATGTTTTTGGAAGAGTATTTGAAATGTGAAACCAGGTATCCAATATATTATTCAAACACTTTTAATCAAAAGATCAAAACACCAGATGAATCATTTTATTATGGATACAATGTATATTCTACTTTCATGCATGAATTTAAAGAAGAAAAACCTTTACAATATGTTTTTATTCAATCAGAGTACATTGATCATTTATTTGAGACTTTTGATCGTGCTAAAAGATTAAAAGACATAGAATGTATGAACTTATGTTTAATAGCTTATGGTAGCTATGTTTCTTACCATTTTGATTTAAAAGCATCTCAACATTTTTTGGTCAATATTTATGAAAACATATACAATTTAACAATATCAACTCTTACATCTAAAAACTTCATTTCAGATGAATTTATTGTTGAATTTGGTAATATTCTATTTAAGAGATACGAAATATACAATTGGAATTCTGATCATGTGAATAATTATTGGAAAGTAAGAGGTGTAATATACTTAGAAAGTAATATTCTAGAATTTTGTTCTAATATTAATAAAAAATACCAAATGAACAAAAGATTAATCATTGCTGAACTTGAAAATACTGAACGTTATAACTGTATGTACTACCAAATAATACAAAAAGTAAAAAATACTTACATAAAAGAACTTTTTAACAACATGAAGTTAGAATTTTCAGAATCATTTATCAATTTCTCCTGTCAAAATATTGATGAATGGATAAAAAATATAAAAGAGTTTGCAAAACAGAATAACTTGTATTTATATGAACATGAAGAAGATAAAGAAGATAAAGAGTGTTATATTCATAATTGTGATCACAAAATGAGTGATGATTGTCTAAAACATTGTTTTTTTGAGAAAGTGTTAAAAAGTTTAGTTAGAAGTTTTAAATATAAAGTTCCAATCGAAAACAGAATTACAACCAACTTTACCAGATCGTTTTTCAAAGATCACATTTTAAATAGATATGCAGTAGTAATCTAAACATTTAGTGTAAAATTTATTTTTTTTCAATACATAAAAATTTTAAGACACAAGATGAATCTTTTCTCTATTCACCACGTTGTACCTTCTTCTGAGTTTATCGCTCTCATTCAAAACAATATTACCCAAATCAAAAACAAAACTGTTAACGAAAACGTTTACAAAGAAGCGTATTTCACCTTCTATAAAAAACAAATAACTTGTGATTGTCTTGACTGTATTGGGTTATGGATTGTACCTGAAAAGGCATACGAAACCCGAGGATGGGAATTAGTCATCCGATATATTAACATTTTATCGAAAAAGAATGTTGATGGATGGACAATTGTAGAGAAAAAAAAAAAGTAGTATTGTATATTTTTGATCAAAATTTATTTTTATATCTCATTGTCTGTTGGTATTCTTACTGAAATGGAGAACTACTCAGCTTACGAATTGCATTCTTCTAAGGAGTTCACCACCTGGTGGATCAAAAATGAAAAGGACATTCTTCTCTACATCAATTGTGGAGGAAAAGAGGACTATTCGCGCATAGTCTACGACAAATTCTTCGAGGATTTGACGTGCTATGTTGCCATTAATTTATTCAATCCTCCCATCGAATCAGAAATCGAGAGACGAGGACAATTGCTCATCCGTCGAATTTTAAAGAAGAAGTATCGTTGCTACTATGATCGTGACATACCAGATGATGTGTTTACTGCATTACAAAATTTGGAAGACATGATAGACGAGGACCAGGACATTCCGAAGACCGAGGACCAGGACATTCCGAAGACCGAGGACCAGGACATTCCGAAGACCGAGGACCAGGACATCCCGAAGACCGAGGACCAGGACATTCCGAAGACCGAGGACCAGGACATCCCG